TGGTCTTCAGAGTTGTCCCCCTCAGCCAGCCCCAACAAATGTCTAAACATCGAGTCATATAATCTACTTAGTGGGAATCCTTGCTTCCAGTTGTCGTCTCCGTAAAGCTTTCCGCCAGCTTCAAATCGTTTGGCGAGACTGCGTAAGGCGACCGGAGGTATAAGGCTGGGTCGTCCCCGTCCATCGTCCCCATCACGCCTTGCCCCAGTGCTGAAGTTTCTAGTATATCCTTGGTTTGGTAGTTCTTCGGTGTCCATAGTTTCTTTATTGTTTTAGTTCTGAAGCAGTAGTTCTCTGCTCGTAGTAATCGTGCCATCCATGCATTCATCAAAGCATCTTGTTCAGTAAGTCCTGCTTTCTCATACATTGCAACAACTGTTTCCCAAGTGTATCCGTATTTATCCAATGCTTTCTTAGCAGCTACTGGTCCCACCTTTGGTACACCACTGTATCCATCTGTTGAATCTCCGGTCAGTGTTTGTATGAGGTGGAAGTTATCTGCTTCTTCTACTGATGGTTGGTGATACTCTCCTCTGTTATAATCGTAGAAGATACCTGGCACACTCTTGAAGTCTTTGTCGATGCTAACAATGATCGTCTCTTCATCCATTGCTTTGTCTGTTGCAAGGATAGATATAACATCGTCTGCTTCCAAGTTAGCCCACAGCACACCACCCAGTTCATCGATGATCCACTGTTTTACTTGTCGAAGGATGATAGGTAGTCGGGACTTAGCTCTGTTACTTTTATAATCAGGGAATAACTTGCGTCGGAAGTTAGCACGGTCTGATAGACACAGTACTACATTCTCACATCTTAAGTTATCCCTGAACTCCTGTATCTTATTTATCACACGAGCTTTAGCTAATGCCATGTCTGCGTGTACAGTCCACAGTTCTTCCTTCCATTGTATAGGTTCTTCTGCGACAACAGCTGCCTCGAAAGCGAGGACATCTGCGTCGATTAGTAGTGTAGTTTTACTCATGTTATTTATAGAATACGCTCCAATTGTTTTGATATTTCTTGTATTTGCTTTTGCTTATGTTCTCAGGGTACAGCTTGATTGTTAACGATGTAACAACTGATTGAGGTATCATCCACCACTCATTAATAGGTGCTAAGTATGCTGCTACCACATCAACACTGTCTGGTATATAATCCTTACTTATTCGCCCGCATCCTGTATTAAGTACATAACCGTTCTGTGTGTTACAAGATGTACTCTTTACTTGTACCTTTAGATCACCAGCTGGACAAGTTACAATGAAGTCCCAAGGCATAGGGGTCGTTGGTGTGTGTGGTTCAAAGTCCCGCTCTAAACATTCAGCGATGAATCGAGCCTCTCCTATTGCTCCTATGCGTTGTGCTTTTGATGAAGGCATGGTAAGGTCTTGTGTATCATAGAGGTATGCAAGGGTAGTGTAGCTGTCGTATTGTATCTCGTCCATCTCTTAGTGCGTCTCCGCCCAAGTTGTACCTACTTTGTACTCACCATCCAACTGTACATTCAGCTTCAGTTCTTTACCAGCTACACGAATAGCTTTCACTGCTAACTTACCGAAGTCTTCTGCGTGTTGTGGTATTACTTCTGCTTGGAACTCGTCGTGGATGTTAGCAACAAATGCGTACTCTCTACCGTGCTGCCATCTGCTCTTACCGAGTGCATGGTATAACTGTATCAAAGCTACCTTCATACACACAGCTCCGGCTGATTGAAGTAACATGTTTAGTGCTGCGTGACTACTTCTGATTGGTAGTAACCTACCATCTAGTCCTTTTAGTATACCACCGTTCCGAACTTTATTATCTATGGCTTCTTTTAACTTACGCAGTGCTGGCATGTTATTCATGAACTTACGCTTCAGTAGTATCCCTTCTTTTAAACCACCGCCCACGATTTCACCCATGAGTTCAGGACCAGCACCATAGAGTAGAGCATAGATGAATGTCTTAGCTTGATCTCTTGTTTCCAAACCTGCTGCTTTCTGATTAACAGTATGTATATCATCTTCCAACAGATACCTAGCGTACTGACCACCATCATAATTAGCTAGATAGTGAGCTAACATCCTTAACTCTAAGCCACTAGCATCACATCCCACCAACTTATATCCTTCACCCGCACCGAACAATTCTCGACACTCTTCACCGTATGGTATTGAACAGCTAGGAACTTGGGCAACATTAGGTTTACTATGTACACACCTACCTGTTACAGCTCCATTAGTATTAACACTACCATATATCCTCCCATTCTTTTGTAGCTTTAACCATGCACTGTTACCTTCTGATATTGCACCCAATCTTTTCTGCAACAACAAGTACTTCAATAGCTTCTCTCCTATAGGGTGATCTATCTTTTTTAGTGTAGCCTCATCAATCTTAGGAGTGGTAGCATCTGGTTCTACTGGTAAGTCATAGCCTAACTTCTTTAGTTGTTTAGCTATCTCTTGTCTACTGCCCGGATTAAATGGTATGTACTTAACTTTGTTATCTAACCTAACAGCATCTTCCACACGCTTCAGTACCTTCTTAGCTTCACGCAGTTTGTTACGAAGTTCACCTTTAGTCTCAGCTTCAAACACCTCACCATCTAACTCTAGTCTCCAACCAGATGCTGTCTTCATCTCAACCTTAGTTGGTTCACAGATAGACTCTAGCTCGTCAGCTACTTCAGCCCGTTCACCCATCAACTTAACTTCTAACTCTGCAGCTTTCTTTATATCAAATGCAAAGCCGTGTTTCTCCTGTTGAGATATGATAAATGCAAACCAATGTTCAATAGCTATCATCTGATTGCTTGGCTCTTGACTGATTAGATAATCGTACAACAGCTGTGTAACTATACAGTCACGCTCACAGTACTTCTTCATCTCATCGTTGTAGTGATCGAACGCACCGTCCTCTTCTCCGTATGTCAGCTTCGTCTGCTTACCCATCCGGTGTCCCCAAGCTTTAAGAGAGTGACTACCTACAAGTTTAGGATCGAAGTTGTTACGACCGAAGTCCTCGTTCCTCAAGTCAGAGAAGATACACCTAGATAATACTAAGGTATCAACTACTTTAACCAGAGGTGGAGAGAATCCGTACAGCTTCTTCAGTGCTGGTATATCAAACTTAATAACATTGTGTCCGACGATACGGTCTGCTTCTGCTAGTGCTGTCAGTCCCCTGTGTATACTATCTCCTGCAAAGGTCACCATCTTAGGAGTCATCGGATCGTACACAGACAAGCAGTGTACAGTGTGTAAGTCCGTCAGATTAGTGAAGTCTTCAAGAGCGTTAGTTTCTATATCAAAGAATAGTGTTCTCATAGTTTTTAGAATGGTTCATTATTTGTTTCTTCAAAGGTACTCGCCCTCTCTTCCTCGGTGCATCGTCCGGTGTCTATGTTGTAATACAATGTACTACAGTGTCCGGTCTCACCGCTGAATCGATTCTTCAGTACTCTTACTTTTGTTTCGTTACTTAGTCTGTCGCTTTGTTGGTTGCGTTCCAATCCGATGACCATGTCCGATAGCTGTGCTATAGCTTGACTACCTCGGAGGTGATGCAGACTTACTCGTCCACCCTCTTCATGTCCTGTATCCACACGCTTCAAGTGACTGACCAATACCATACCACACCCTGTCTCCTCAACAAGAGATCGTAGCTTGGTCATTGTATTGTCAATCAGTCTGCGTTCATCGTCTCCCTGTATCCCACTAACAACAATCGATAGGTGATCTAGGAATATCCATTTACAATCGAATCCTTTAATCAGATACCTAATCTTAGATAACAGATTGTCAGACTCCATCGACCCGAAGTGATCGTAGGTGTAGAACTTACCGTTACCCACAGTCCTATCGAACGCAGGTTTCAGTTCCTTCTCATCTAACATATCATCATCGAGGTGTAGTGGTTTGTTCATGTGGATACCAAGGATACCCAACGCTGTACGCCTGACGGATTCTTCAAGAGCTATGTAACCTACCGTCTCACCCAACCCTAACAAGTGATGAGCGATCTCACGACAGAACAGACTCTTACCAATACCACTACCAGCAGTAACAGTAACTAACTCTCCTAGTCTCATACCGTGAGTGATACTGTTCAGTCCGATAAACGGATACGGTTTGCTTTTGTGTTCTTCCTTATGAGAGATAACATCCCACAACTCCTTACCGTTTACGATACCGTCCGGTCTGTACTCACGAGCGTCGAACAAACAGTTCACTAACTCTTTACTTCTGTTCGCAACTAGCATGTCGTTAGCATCCTTTAGTGGTAGCTCTGCGATGTGTGCTTTACCAGGTGTCAAGAGTGCTGCACATTCTGCTGCTCCCTTCCGTCCGACATCATCCATATCAAAACAGAAGACTACCTGATCGTATCTGTCTAACCAATCGATAGCTTGAGCAACAAACTTCTTAGCTGCTCCTGCTCCGTTAGGTACACTGACGACTGGCCACTTGTTATCAAAAGCTTGGGATACACTTAACGCATCCACCTCACCCTCAGTAACAACTACTCGTCTGCCTCCGTCTCGCCACAGGTGCTGACCGTACAATCCAATCAGCTCTCCTCTCGTAGCGAAACTCTTGTCAGCAAACCGTAGCTTCTGTGCACATGTCTTACCGTCTCGTGTTTTATAGTTAGCTATTTGTACAGGCTGTCCGTTCACACTGCCCATCCAATACCCCCACTTCCGGCAGGTATCTTCAGTCAAGTTTCTTCGTGCTATTGCTTGAGGTGATCCAGTTACAAACTCTCTCGGTGTTGGTTCGCTCACTCGTCCTCCTCCTCCATCGTGACGGTTACAGCTGAAACAATGCCAGCTTCCGTCGTCGTTAGTGGCTCTTGCATCACTTGATCCGCACTTAGGGCAGGGTTGGTGTGTGTTTGTGAAAGCCATGATTTTGGTATAGTTTTATTTGCATATATTATGTTTTTCTTTTCGCACCAACGAGCGTATGTGGTGTCACTTCCTTTCCGTATCTTGTTAGAAGCATTCATAAATACGAGACGGATGTCTAGATGTGGATGTTGTTCTCGTATAAGTAGATGCTTCTTCCTATCGTCCACCGTCCACACACCCTTGGCTTCAATGATGATGCCGTTGGGTAGTATGAAATCTGGAGTGTAGGTAGCAACCTTTCGGTATTCAAGCTTCAAAGTCTCGTACTCAAAAGCAACACCACTACGCTGTAGCTGGTTAGCTAAGGTTTGTTCGAATCCAGAGCGGTACTTAGAAGTTGGCGATG